TGGCTTCGGACTTTGCGTTGAAATACTTGCCTAAAAGTGGGCCGAGCGAGGCTACATCATCTACAGTCTTGGATGCTTGCTTGATGAGCTTGACCGCTGACTGTATGCCAGCTAGGGCTGTTACTGGATCAATCATTTTCGTTCAACTTTTTTCCATTCAAGACACCAAACCTTGCGGCTGTAAACATCACCTGTCCATGCCCATCTAACACATCTGTATTCAGTTTTCTCTTTACTAGATGCCACCAATGTAAACAACATTGAAAGCATCAGTAGCCATTTCACGGGTACGCCCAAACAATAATATAACTACAAAAGATGACAAAGCAAGCAACACAGGCCGAGGCAATGATTGCTTCTATCCAATCTTTCATGGCTTTTTCGAAGCCTCTGCCTTATTCAAAGCCTGATTGATTCGAGCCTTAGTTTTATTGTTCTTAATTTGCTGTGTTGCCGCCTTAATTCCAGTCAAAACAGGTATTGGTAAGCCTACAAAAGATGCCAGTAAGCCCGCCTCAGTAGTAGCACCAACAATGTTCATAAGTGTCATCGCAGTTCCAGAGGTGTTGACTAATGTGCCAGGCGGAACAGTATTCACATACTTGATAACTTCGTTCAAATCTCTAACTGTTTGAGCTTGTTGTTTTCCAAGGATAGTGTCTAAACGACCATCAGCATCTAAAGATGCTACTGCTGAATTCAATTTGGCTGGTGAAATTACATCACGACCCATTGAATCAGTTTGCAATCCTTTTTTGGCTTCGTTTTCAAGATATTTAAGTGTTGCGCCTTGCAATTCTTTCATGGCGTTTTGGCCATCTTTTCCGCTTGTCAATAAAACACGACGCAAGAATGTCACTTCTTCTGGTGTTGCATTCAGAATAGACTTTTGAAAAGCCTCACTGGCCGCCACTTTTGGGTCATCTTTTCCTTTAACAGTTGTGAGCAAATTTGCAACAACTGCACGACCTTCATACTTACGAGCTTGCTTTTCACGCAAAGAACGAGCTTCTGCATACAGTGGGCCAGCTACATCTTTTGTTGTTTCATCAATCAAAGATTTAATTATGGCTGATTCACGTTTGTTCACAATGTCGTAATCAGTTGATGCGCTGACTTCTTTACGCAATTGCTCCAACTGTTTGACATTTGTATCCAATGGAGTCAAGTTTCCATCTGCATCTTGTTTGGCAATGCCAAGTTTGACTGCATATTGCTTTGCAGTATCAGGAATGGCAGAGGATGGGACGCCAGTTGGCTTGCTGTTCAAATAATCAAATAAGGTTGTAATTGTTTCTTGCTCACCATACTTAATAGTTCTTGGCAAAGTGAAATCAACAGGAGCTAATGCCTCCGGTGAATTGTCAGCTTTTGTGTAGGCAGCAGAAGTCTTTGCTTTAGCACCTTGCCAACCTTTTGACAACGCATCAATCACCACATTGCCAGTAGCAGCAGGGCCAATGGCGGCTGTTTGTGCGCCAGTCATGTCAATCAAAGCATCAAAGTTCTGAAGTGCTTGTAAATTGTTTAATTCTGCACGTTCACGCAAAGGCGCACCTAATGGGCCTTTAATCTGTTCTTTCTCAAATGAAAGCTGACCTGCTTCACGAGTTGCAGCACCCTTGGTTAAGTCGATAGGCACTGGCAAGCCTTGAGCAGTTGTGACTCGTTGTAATTCCATTGGAGTGGCGGCAGCACCTACGCTTGTTCTTGCACCAACGCCACCTTGTACTTCTTCACCAGTAAATAAACCACGAATTGCTGATTTACCACGTTGTGCGGCTTGTGCGGTCTGCTCTGCGCCTCTTTCAACAGCTTGCAAGCCTCGTAAAGCAGTAGCCTCAACCATAGGAGTAGCTTGTCTAACTGTCTGACCAAGCATATTGGTTGGCAATGCACCAGGCAGCACTGGGGGCAACATTCCAGCAACCTTACCAATTGCTTGAACTTGCTCCATGCCTGCCTCAGTTCTTGGCATATATGTATAACGCTCTGCACCAGTAGCGGCACGTTGCTCAATGGCTCTAGCGGCTTCTCTAGTCCCAAATTTTCCCGCCATTGCTTGCTGGAGTAATTCAGACAAACCACCGCCAATAGTGCCAACCAAACCACCAGTAGCAGCAGTCCCCAAGGTTAAAGCAGTCTCACCAGCACCAATTAGTTGGTCAACAATGCCAGACTTTGGAGGTTCTGGCGATATCTTTTCAGCCATCTGAGCTTGATTCTGTAAACCCTTGGCTACTTCATAAGCCTGTGCAACAGTCTCAAACTCAGGTGTTCCTTGCTTGGCTTTGTTCTGAACAATCCAAGCCGCATATTGCTCTGCTGTTGCCATTATCGACCTCTCTGCAAAATTGCATCTGCTTGGTTCAAAATACTATTAGCTTGGGCATTAGGATTTGGATTGCTGGGGGTTGGAATCTGGTTCATCAAAGATGTTTGACCACCAGAAGCATATCGTTTGTTAACATCTGTTGCTACACGAGCAGAGAAGTCGTTAAAAGTCTCGCCTGGTCGAACTGTAAAGTCGCCAGCAACAAACGTTCTGCCCGATCTAGTCAAAGTCCCATTGTTTTGAGTCAGCCAATCAGTCTTGGCATTTGCAACCGATGCGTCAATGTCTTGAAGTTTAGCCATGCCACGCAAGAACTGAGCAATTTGAGCAGAGTTTGATGTGTCTTTAGGAAATCCAGACAAAGCCATTTGAATATCTTTGTCTGTTGCAGGGCCTGGCGGCAATGATTTGATTGCGGCTGTGTTACGTAAACGAGTGTACTCTTGACGCAAAGAAGTTTCATAACCTTCTGCACCAATTGTAGATTTTGCAAATTCACTAAGGCTTGATAACTTGCCGTAGCCACCCAAACCTTCAATACGTTTGGCAAGATCGTTAAATTGATTTGCCGACTGTTTTGAGGTTGCCGCAACAATAGCACTTTCGTTAATCAATTTGCGAGTGTCAGACGGGATGTCGTTGTTTGCTTTGTTGATTTGAGCAAGTTTCTCAAGAACAGTGGCATTGGTCATCTGTGCGTCTAAGTTCAACTTAGCACCACGAGTTTTAATTTCACTTTGCACATTCTGAATGTTCCAAGTTTTTTCTTGCAAACCAAGTTCTTGTGCTCGTTGAGTAAACTGTGACTCAATAATTGCTTTCTCTGCATCTGCTGCTTTTTTGAGCAATTCAGCACGTTTAGTAGGAGTGGCGAATTGTGCCTCAGTTTGAGCAGATTGTGCTTCTGCTGCAAGTTTATTAGTTTTAGCGGCTGCTTCTTGGGCTTTATAAATGCTCTCCAACTCAGCACGACCAGCAGGGGTTCTCAACAATTGAGCCTCAACTTGATTGATGTTGTAAGTTGGAGCTGTACCAGCAAAATTCTCAGGCATTGGTGTGCCTTGATCTGCCATTTGTTCACGCTCTTGAACATCCAATGTTTGCGCTCTTCCAGGAGTGCCTGGTTGAAAAGCCTGTTGTGAAATCTGACGAGCTTGTAATGCTTCTTGTGCAACTTGTTGTCTAGCAACACGTTGTTGCATCTGGTCTGCTGTTGCCAATAACTTTAAAGCCAAATCTGGATTGCCAAGTTGACTTGCTTTTTGAGCCGCATTAGCCAAAGCAATTGGGTCTGTAATATCAAGACCACGCAACAACTGATCTTGCTGTGTAATTCTCTGAAGTTGTGGGTCTACAGCACCCAATAAACCACCGCCAGCACGGCCTAAACCAGCCGCACCAGAGTAAATCATTGCTTGCGCTCTGTCTTCAGGGGCTAACCTAGCCATCGCTATGCCTTCATTCAACGCAGATTGGCGTTGTTGACGCTCATACATATCAGGTGTTACACCAAATAAACTTCCTACTATTTCAGCCATGATCTTTGTTCCTTACAAAAATGACCCTAAGTCTTGGTTGCCAAATACATTGCCAGTACCAAAACCACCAGTTCCTAATGCGCTAAATGTGCTAGGAGGAACATATCCACCACCAGTAAAGTAGTTAGCCAATCCCCGACCCAATGTAGATGTTGGAGAACCCAAGCCACCTAAGAAAGCCGCATAAGGGTTGTTTGTCACAGCAGGGCTTGTCATCAAGTTACCTGAGATTTGTGCGCCTGTAAGACCGATACGACCCGCATTAGCACCCGCTGTAGCCGATTGTTGACCCAAGGAAGCACCCATCTGAAGTGGTTGTTGTCCAAGAGACTCAAGGTTCTGTACTTGACCCATAGCGGCTTGGTAAGGCTGATAAGCCTGTACTTGACCACCAAAGTATTGACCCAATGCTTGAGAGCCTTGACCGAGCAAACCAGCGCCAAACAAGGTGTTCTGTTGACCTTCTCGTTGAGCATTAGCCGCCAGTTGTAGTTCTTGTTGCGCTCTTGCGTTATAGAGAGCCTGTAGTTCAGGAGTAGTTGCACCCAAAGTACCACCTTGTGCAACAGAAAGACCCGCACGACCTTGTTGTTGTAGTCTGTTTTGCAGATTAGCTAATTCCATCTCACGAGAAGGTTGAAGCAACTGCATCTGCTGATTGATGTACCTTTGAGCAACATCTTGCGGAGATTGAGAAATATATTGATTACCCAAACCAAACAAGTTAGCCGCACCCGTTTGAAGTGGTGCAAATTGACTTTGAGCGTTCTCTGCTTGCGTAAGGCTATAGTTAGCCATTGTTGCAAAGCGGTCTTGCTGTGCTTTGGCTTCAGGAGTTAATTGATAACCCGCAGAAATCATCTGACCCGTAACAGGATCATATTTATACTGAGATGTACCAAAGCGAGTGGTCATCCCTACTGGTCGGAATTGAGAACCAGCAACAGCCGCTTGTGTAGCAGTGTTGACATTCTGTGCGGCAGTAGTAGCGGCATCTCTTGACTCTTGGCTTTGCAGTACACCACCTGCTAAACCTAGACCACCAGTAACTGCATCGCCAAGTAACTTAGTACCCGCATTAGTCAACAGATTAGTGCCAATTCCAGTTCCAACTTTGGTAATCAAGTCAGTTCCTGCGCCACCAATTGTTGTAGCTATGTTGCCTAAAGTAGAGCCAATATTTCCACCAACATTACCGAGTGTTGTGCCAATTGAACCAGCAACATTACCTAACGTAGAACCTATTGTTCCTGCGGCATTAGAAAGAGTAGAGCCTGCACCTGAGAGCAAGCCAGCACCAGAACCACCAGTCAAGTTAGTTAAAGTTCCAACATTTGCACCAGTAGCCAAGGCGTTAGCAAGAGAAGTAGCCCCCGCAGAACCACCTGCACCACCAAGTGCAAGATCAAGTTGAGCAAGTTCAGCCGCAGACATCCCTGCAGTTCCTGCCGCACCAGCAACTCCACCTCCAGCATTTAATAAACCTGGCAAACCAAAAAGCAATCCAGCGCCTGCCAAGAACTCACCAAAACCACTTTCTGTTTTTTGAGTCTTAAATGTGTTTAGATACTCACCTGAAGGTGAAAAGTTTTGTACATCTGTGCCAATAGCAACTTGATCATTTTTGCCACCAGTGGTTTTGTACACTTGTACATTTTCTAGTGGCCCGATGACTTCACTTTCTCCAGAGCCATAGGTTTGATATTGAGGCTGAATCCAAGTGTCGCCAAGAAGAACTGCTTGATTAGGAGGGATAGTTGCACCAATCTGTGCAGAAATCTGTCCTACAGGCGCACCAGAAGCCTCTGCTAGTTGAGCAGGACTAATCTGGTTTTGTGCCATGTATGCTACTAATTCAGCATCGCTAAGGTTAGGATTGGCTGTTAAGTAGTCAATAATTTGTTGTTTAGTCGCCATGATTTTTCCTTACAAGTCACCTGTATTCGTTGAGGGGAATGAACGTCCAGTGCCCCAGATAATTCTTACTCCGCCACTACCGCCATTGCCACCCCATGCTCCACCATTATTAGAGCCACCACCACCACCACCACCAAATGAGCCAGCCGCAGAGCCTCCGCTATAACTATTAGAGGCATCATTGCCACCAGAGCCTCCTAATCCTAATCGAGATGTTGCTGTTCCAAATGTTCCTCCAGCACCACTAGAGCCTTGGCCTAATAATCCTACGCCACCACCGCCTCCGCCCCCTTCAGAACCAGCACCACCTGCGCCACCACCACCGCCTCCGCCAGAGCCTGCTGAAGCATTTAACCCTCCAGCACTACCAGCTCCTCCATTTCCAGAGTAACCACCAGCGCCACCACCGCCTCCGCCTTGATTCCCATTTGCAACACCAGCACCTCCATTGCCGCCTCCGTCTCCAACATAAGAACCACCAGTTGAATTTATTGCGCCACCATAGCCAGCAACAACGGCTGTGCTTACGAAATAGCTATCACCACCTGGTTGAGCTGTTTGGGTGAGGGGCGGATAATTAGCGCCACCTGCGCCAACAACTACTGTATAAGTGTTGCCAGGTATTACAGAGTAGTTGTTTTTATAACCAAGTCCACCACCTGAACCGCCAGTAGAACTATTTTCACTTGATGTATTTCCACCTGCACCGCCACCAACACAAACAACACAAACAGATTTAACACCATAAGGTGCAGTCCATGTATATGTTCCTGCTGATGTATATGCGTCTTGTCCAGTAGGGGGGATTGAACCGCCAACAATAAATGAGTTAATAGCGGCAAACATTATGGTGTGTATCCTTGCGAAACAGAACCATACCAATTTGTACCATCAGATACAAAGCTAAAAATATCCATTTTCCCTGCGGTAGATGTCATCGTTGGCGTACCAAATGAATTGTACTTAACGCCAGTAAAAGTAGCAGTACCGCCTCCAGTAGATGCCGCTTGCTTTAACAACAAGATAAACGACTTACCCGCAGTAGCTGTGGGCATCGTGAATGTGCAAGCAGTAGAAGCAGTTAGTGTTGCCGTTTGAACAGTTCCACTTGTCAAAACTAATGTGTGTGAACTTGTTACAGTACCAATTGCAACAACACTCTCAACATAGTTCGTAACAGTTGGGTTTGTCAGGGTCTTGTTTGTCAGACCTTGAGTATCTGTCGTACCAACAACATCACCGCTAGGCGCAGTCTTTAGTGCAAAAGCAGCTAAATCAGCGTCATAGTCTTGCTTCGTAGCAATAGCCGTTGCAATGTTGTTAAACTCAGTATCAATCTCTGTACCCTTGACAATCTTTGCAGGATTACCAGAGGTAAGGTTATCTTTGGTTGCGAAGTTAGTGCTTTTTGTATAATCAGCCATATCTATTCCTTATCTTTTAAGATAATTTCCCATTTTTTGCTTGAATCTCTATTTTTTGAATAGAAAGTTGTGACCCGTTAATATCAGACTCATAGCCTGTCTGAACAACCTTACCCGTACCACTAGCAGATACTTTTAAAGTATTTAAAGCAACACCATCAGAATATTCTGCGACTACAGTAGCGTTAGCCCCGTATTCAGCAATGCCATATTGAGCAACACCTTGAACAGGGATGGTTGTTGTCGCACTTAGATAGTTTGTCTTGAAGTCGAATCCCCACTTAAAGATGACTGGTTGATTAGTCCCGCCAATTACAACAGTGGAAATCTTCTTTAAAACAGATGTCTGATTCACATTACCAAGGTCTGCATGGTTGGTGTAATACTGCATTCGATAAGTACTTGTGTGGTCGTTATATCCAGTATATTGACCAATGTAGCCATTCTTGCCAATATAAACAGCACCACTTCTTAAAGCAACTAAAGCCGTAGGAGTGATAGAGTCCCAAGTAGTTACTCTGCGTGATCCGTCTTGTAATGCTAATTTAGTATCAAAACAGTAAACAGACTGAGTAACAGGCATCGTCAACAGATAAAAGCCTTCTCGCTCAGAATAAACAGACTTAATGTTTGCCAAATTCTGTGAAGCAACATCACTCATCAAGTCATTGCGTACATTCTTAGACAAATCGCCTTCAGGAGCAGACTTCTCTTGAATCGTTCTCATCAATGAACGAACACCTGAGTTTGACAAGAAGATCACATCAGAACTGGTTGTCTGAACACTATCTCTTGCTAAACAACCAATACCTCCAACTGTGTCGGATATGGACATCGTAGAAGGAGTAGTTGCACCCTGATAAACAAGAATCTGACGCTTACCAAAGATAAATAAGAAACCATTGTGAGCAGCCAAGGCTTGAACTTCATCAGCACCATTAGGCCAAACTCTACTTGTGTCTAAAGTACCAGTAGTACCACCAGACCATACATGACCCGCAATTAGATCAGAGAAGCTAACAGTGACTTTATCTCCACTGGTAGAAGCCACCCACAAGCGACCATAAGCCGATATAGCAATGTTTGCACTAGGAACAGTCCCTACATAGCCAGTCTTCTCAGAAACCCGTCTATAGGTAGTTGTACTTACAGTAGGATCATAAATCAGAGGATCGTGACCTGTTTGAAAGAAGTAAGTAATCCCATACAAAGAAGCACACTGCCAGTTACTCGCAGTAATAGTAGGAGCAGAACCACCCCCCCCATAGGTCAACTCAGTCACCGCATTAGATGTACCTAGTTTAAAGAGTTTGTTGTTGCCAGCAAAGAGGACTGTTAAAGTGCCATCAGGCTGAACTAGCTCATGGATGACACCAACATCGTTAGCACCAAGGTTTCCAGAAGAGGAGTTAACCCTTGTCCAACCTTTACGTGAACCAATACGACCATACTGGTCAATCACACAATTAGTGGCAACCAAAGCAAAGCCTTGCGCTAAATCCAATGGCGAGTCTTGGGTGTTGAGTCCGAAAAACCCTGGTGCGCTAATGCTGAATGTTTGGATTGGTTGAGCCATTAAACTGCCTCAAAAGAGCCAAATTCTGGATAGCGAGTAGCTTCCGTAGAAATGTAATCAGAGAGCATAGACCTGTACAACTGATAAGCCTCTGAAGAAGATAGACCACCATCCTCACCACGCTCAACCAAAGCACGAGCATAAGCACTCTGAACCACCAACTCAGATGGCATCAGAATTACAGTAGCATCAGAAGTCAATGGTGCTTGTGGCACGACCAAGCTAAATCTTAGACTAACTACGCCATCAGGAATGGGAAATACAGTTACTTTAGTGTCATAACTAGCATCTACACCATCAAAAGCATAATACAAAGGTACACCACTAGAGACAGTCCCAAAGTTCAAATAACGATTCATGTTAACAAACGGGATGTTTGTCATGGCTGTGTTATTCGTATCATTGATAACGTCTTGAACACGGAACTTCTGTCCTGCCCCTGTTAAGGAGTAAGAAGATGTCCCTGCAACAGTAGAAACTACTACTGTAGTACCCAATATGTTCCACTCATAAGAGTCTTCTATTTGACGCTTGGCATCATTGACAAACTTGCCAATCAAAGAGGAATAGCTTGTTTCGGTAACAGTAGAGACTTCTTCTTCTCTGAGTCGGACAAGAACGTCATTAACAGCTTGAAGGTATGTGGTCATGCTCTTGTTAATCCTATTTGTTCAAAAGTAGCAATAAAACTGAATGAACTAGATGATTGCGTAGTAATTTGAATCTTATCGCCCTCTTCTAAAACGATATAAGCATTGCCATCAAATTGAAGGTATTGCTTTGAAGTAAAGTCGTAAGCAGTAAGAATATCGTAGGAAGTGGCGGCACTGGCATCATTCCACTGAACAGTAATATGCTTAGTCGATCCACCAGTATTGTGAATGTACATCACAGTAAACTTGGCGTAGTAACCCGTAGGAACTGTGTAAACAGTTGTCAGCGTATTAGCTGTTGGGTTAACTCCGACTGATATTGGTCTCATTTGTTCCTCTTAGAGATCGCTTTAGCCTTTGCTTTAGCGTCTTCCTTGGACGTTGCGCCCCAAGCTCTAAGAGAAAGTAAAAGTCTAGTAGGCTTTCCATCTTTCATCTCAGCGCCAGGCATATTGCCCATACGTGCTAAAAAGGAGGCCCTACGAGGGTTGTCGCCTGACTTTACTGGAGGCTTTAAATTACCACCAGTTTCTTGATTATACGATGCTCTCCCCTTGGCATTCAACCCCCCAGAAGCAGATTTTCCTTCTTTTCGTTGCCAAGCGGGAGTTTTCATTTCTTTTTAGCAGTCTTAGCTGCTTGCTTGAAGTCCTTTGCAGTAGGAGCGCCTTTAGAACCAACCTTACGCATCTTTTCGCCTGAACCAGATTTGATACGTTCCCTCTTTGCGGCAATGTTACTGTAGAGTCCTTGTTTCATTTCTTCTTCCTAGCTTGTGATAAAGCAATGGCAATGGCCTGATCTTTAGACTTAACAACAGGGCCTTTCTTGCCAGAATGCAGAGTACCTTCTTTGTACTCACGCATAACCTTGGAAATCTTAGCTTCTGCTTTAGTCTTTTTCATATCAGTACAAAACCTTTGCTGTAATTGTTCCAGATGTATATGCTGTGCAATTGGCTCTTAAATACTTAGGCGCATTAGCAATAGTAACAATGCCATCAGCAGTTAAAGCAGTGCCAATGGTTGCGTATGTTGTGCCATCAAGACTGCCCTGTAAAGCAACAGTAGCCGTTGTAATGCCTGTAACTTGTAGAAATGCAGGTTGACCCGCATCAGCTTGAACTGCCTTAGAAGCGCCAGTTGCAACAACTGCACTAAGAAGGGTAACGGGAGTAGTTAAAGATGACATTATTTACCTCGTCCAGATTTCTTCATCATGTTCGTAGCAGTACGACCACCACGGGTAGGCATACCTCTACCAACCGCAACCATAATGGTTACAGGCATACCCTTTTTCTTGCCGTACTCTTTGGCTTCTTTCTTGCCCTCTGAAGAGTAGGGAAACTTCTTTTTTCCAACCATAGGCATAATATGCTCCTTATTTCCAAAGTCGATCAGCAACAAAAGTGATGATGCCACCAATAAAGGAGGCTATCGCCATTCCTACAAACATACCGCCTTTAGACTTGTTAGCCATCTCTAAAAGCAGTTTAATATCTTGTCGAAGTCCATGAACTTCTAGCTGTAAAGCCTCAACTTGGGCTTCTAACTTGCCGAATTCTCTTGGGTCAATTTCAGACATTTTCGACTTTCTTAGGTCGCCCAGCCTTTTTAATAGGAGGGGCTTGAACAACAGGTTTAGTTTCGACCTCTTCTTGGTCTACTCTAACATAGCCCTGATGACCTTTCATTGTGTCAATATCATGCTGATATGTGAAGGTAACTGTGTTACCGCTTTGTAAGCATCGAAAGGTTGCCATAAGAACTCCGTGAAAAAGGGGGTTATTAGCCCCCTTGGATTAGACTACTGCACGAGCAACAATAAGTTGCAATGTAGTAGATGCTAAGTCTACAGAACTGCCTGTAGGGTTGTACGTCACGATAGTAACTGTATTAGCGGCTGAAACATAGGCTCTACGAACCAAACCTGCCTCAGAAACGCCAATTGCCATACCAAGAACCATATCACCCAAAGCAACACCTGGCACTGTCACTGTATCTGTAGCGGTAGAAACAGTAGATACTGAAGCGCTATCAAGAGTACAAGTAACATCCCAAGTGTCTGTAAATAGACCACGGAACTGGTCATTGCCCCTACGGGAAACGACTGCGGTTGCTGCTGCCATAATAAATTCTCCTTAATGTAAAAAACCCCCCCACCCGAAGGCGAGGGGAAAGGTTGTAATCAAGAAGGAACAACCAAGGCAAACATGGAAGAAGAAGTAGCCGCACCAGTAGTGGCAGCTTTCCTCAAGGCGGCAACACCATACAAAGTGTCAGAAGTAAACAAAGTAGCTAAATACTCTTGCTTGTACTGAACTTGTGAACGGATACCAACTTGCTCAACCAGAACCATAGAGTCCTTGTGACCCATCAAGCAGACACGAGCAATAGCAGAACCACTTGCTGGGAAAGCGGCTGTTGCAGATGCAGAGTCAGCGTTGCTAGATGTGAACACGGGGATACCATAAAGGTTGCCGATCTCACCATTGCGGATAGCGTTGCCATCACCCACAAAAGCCTGCTCAGTGTAACGGGCAAGACCCATCAACGTGTTACGGCTTGAAGGAGGAATGATGAAGAAGCGACCATCCATAGGAGTGTCGTTATCGTCCAAACGCTGAATAGTACGACGAATAGCCGCATCAGTCAGAGCAGAGGCGTTACCAGTGTTGGTGTTAGCAGTGTAGTCGAAGGTTGTTGTACCATCACCACCAACAAAACCAGCATCATAACGAGCGCTACCAGCAGTACCACCATTGGCAGAACGACCCAACTGAATCAAGTCTGTATCGACTTGTTTAGCCAAGGCATAACCCGCATCAGAGGT